TTAACTCACCTGACCAGGCAGCGCGCGCAACCGACGCATACCTGTCATAGCCGTGGCCACGTAGCTCGCCTTGCGGTTCACTACTTCTACCCAGACCTTCACACCTTCAACTCTAACCGTGTATGTCTCTTTCATCTTGCTGCGCCCGTAGTCGCCGTAGCGTTCGTGATGAGTGGCCAGTGCGATATCGCATGCCTGACGCGCTAATGGAGATTGCTGATTGCCTCGGTTAATCAGTTTCATGCTTCACCGCCATCTGGGTTGGATGATTGACGGAAAATTGCTCGGGACGGCGACCAATCGCAATATGTATCAGTTTCGGTATGCCCGAAAATTGTCTTACAGCGGCGGATATGGGCGCAGTCGCCGCAAGTCTTACCCTTCGGGAGTTTCATTTTGTCGGGGTCTGCCGGGTTATAATTCAGCTCAGTCATTCCAGGCCTCCAGCTCGTTCTGAATTTCCTCGTCGATCTCGTCATTGGTGGCATCATGATTGAGATATGTGAGAGCTTCTTTCCGATACTGTGCGCGGCGTTCGCTGTACCATGCTGAAAACTCAGGTGACCAGCCTCGACCATTACCCTGAAAATCTACAAGAGCGTTGTCCTCTGCCATGCGCTCAACCATGCAGTCGGCAGTTGTCAGGGCGCACTCACGGATATACCGGCGTAGATCCCGCTTGCGCCAGTACGGGCTATATTTCGAGTCGCAACGACCTTTAAATTCGACGGCCCAGCGACGGATGCAACGTGCATTTAATGATT